GCTAGTTTTAGTGCTGGGGATAAATTATGTGGTAGTTAGTAAAATAGTGAAAATGCCAAGTGGTGCAATAGAAGGAGTGTAAATATGGATTTTGAAGAATTGTTTTTGAATCAAAATACAGAAAAAGAAAAAAAAGAATTACCCCCTTTTACAGAGTATGCAATTGATTTAGATACATTAGAGCCATTGAAAAATGGCGATAGACTTGTTGAATTAAACGGAAATGAAGCACTCAAGGTATGGATATTTAAGGCACTTAAAACTAAAAGAAATTTTTACGAAATACATTCGGATAGTTATGGAAATGATTTAGATGTACATATTGGTACAGTTTATCAGGAAAGTATAAAAAATGCTTTAATTATTTCGGAAATTAAAGATTGTTTATTAGTTAATCCGTATATTTTGGACTGCTATAATTTTGAATTAAACTATAACAACGATGATAATAATTTAAAAGTCTCTTTTAATGTTTCTACCGTTTATGGAGAAAGTGAGGTGTTATACAGTGAATAAAATAGAAGCAAGGAATAAGTTTTTATCTAATTTGGAAAATAATTTTTCTAAAATAGAAGGAACATTTAATTTTGACCTTGCAAGTGCTTACGGAATAGAAGCTGAAGCAATATATAAATTGATAGAATTTTGGGTTAAGCAAACTTTTATTGATACTGCAACAGAAGATGAATTTATAGATTATCATGCGATGCTTTTTGGTGTGACTAGAAAACAAGGGACCAAAGCAAGAGGAGAAGTGTTAATAACAGGAAAAGCTAATACTACAATATCTGCAGGATCAATAGTATTGAAAACGGACAGCACAAAATACAAGCTGCTTTATGATACGACTATAGCTTTTAACGGAAAAGCAGTTGCGGAAGTGGAGTGCTTGCAAACAGGAGAGGTTGGGAACTGTGCTATAGGTGAGATAGTAAATTTTGAAATAGCTAACGCCGACATTTTTACAGTGACTAATGAAAAAGCTTTTATAAACGGTTATGAAAAGGAACCTAATGACAGTTTAATATCTAGAGCGAAGGAAAGAATATTAAAACCAGCACATAGTGGTAATATATATGATTATGAAAAATGGGCAAAAGAAATAGACGGAGTCGGTAAAGTGTTAGTTGAACCACTATGGAACGGAAACGGAACAGTAAGAGTCAGAATCTCGAATTACAATAATGCATTAGCTGATAATGAGCTGATACAGAAGGTAAAAAGAAGGATAGAGCAGATTGACGGTAGACCAATCGGAGCCAATGTTACAGTAACGAGTTTCGATGGTAAGAATATTGCTATATCTGTAAGTGTTATTTTAAGTCCAGGAATAAAGTTAAATACCGTATCGGATCTAATTAGTTCAAAAATAAAGCAGATGATAAAAGATAATTCGGCGCTATACACTTTAAACAGTAAGGAAATTTTATCAATTAACAGAATTGAAAAAATAGTTTTATCTATTAATGGAATTGAAGACTGCAAAGTCATGATAAATAATGATAGCAGAAACATAACTGTAGAAAGTAATGAAATATTAATAGTGACTGGGGTTGTTATCAATGAACAGTAAAATAAAAGTAATTTCCAAAGTTGCAAGAAATAGCTTACAAGTTGATTTAATAAAAAGTTTAACAATAGAGGCTCAAAAAATAAAAAATGATATTGAGAAATACAAGGAGTTTATTTTTTTTAACTTTTTTAACGAAGAACAGATTCTGAAATATGAAAAATTTATGAATCTGGAAGCAGATTCAAGGTTGAGTTTACAGGACAGAAGAGAGAGAATTCTGTTCCGTCTATTATCTAAAAGAATATTTTCTCTCGATAACTTAAAAGAACAGGCTAGAATATTTACAAATGGGGAAATTGAAGTAACAGAAGTATTTAACGAATACTATTTTATTATAAGATTTACAAGTATTTATGGAATACCACCCAATTTAAATAATTTTATTAATTTTATAGAGTTAAATAAGCCAGCCCATTTAGGATATAAAATAGTTTACAGCTACATGACTTGGGATGAATTTGACAGATATAACAAGACATGGGACGCTTGGGATAGTTTAAATTTAAATTGGGATGATAGAGAAAAATATAAGGAGTAGGAGGTAAAAAATGCCAGCACAGAAAAAAACAAGTTTAGGACTTAATCAATGGATAGGGAGTGAATACCCGAAACGAATTGATTTTGTTGAAGACAATAAAATAATAGATGATGAATTAAATAAAAGGGTAAAATACACAGATGTAGCAACGGAAACGAAAGAAGGAATAGCTCGAATACATTCACTAGATACTGTTGAAAATCAGTCAAATGAATTGCAAAATATGGTTGCAAAGAATTTACAATCACAGATTTCAGATTTTATAAAAACTCTTAATAACGATGAAATACTGACAGCAAAATCATTAGTAAAATATTTAAGTAAATTGTTGAAACCGGCAACGGAAAATACCTTTGGACTAATTGATTATCAAACAATCAAACAAGTGGCACCTAAGCCTGATTTAACACCGTATGTACCGTTCTCGAAAGGATATAGAGTGAAAGATAATACAACAGAGTTTGTAAGAAGCAATGGAGTTGATTTATGGAGTGCAAGGTTTCATTATATGTACGATGAAGCTGGAAATTATATGGGAGCTTATCACCTAAATGGTGGTCGTGCATATTACAAAGTACCGAATAGAAATGGTGGTGGTTGGAATGAAATTATGGATAATCACGATATGGCTGCAAGAGATAATCGAATGAATAATATGGATGCTGATAGAAATAATGTTAGAAATTTAGCACAAGACGCTTGGAATAAAGCAAATGATGCACAATTAAATAGAGTTGCTAATATGCGATTGGCAGGATATATAAATGCAGTAATTCGTGGAGCGGATCAAGGAAATGAACGAGTGGGTTATGTAGTTACAGGGGTTAATAATTTTAATACTGATTCTGTTCCAGATTCGATTCACATGAGATGTTTACAATTCCAATTCGGACACGGTGGTTGGGTTACTGTTTGGGGATAGATAAAAAAGGAGAGATAAAGAATGATATTTAAAACAAATGAGATAAAAAAAGAAAGTACGACAGATGATTTTGGGAATACAATTAATTATGTGGGCATGTACAATGAAAAAGGAAATATATGGTATGAAGAACTGAAAAAATTTAAAAAAGATACATTAAAAATAATGTACAATAATGACACATTACAAGTTTTAAGCACAAACAAAGAGGCGTCGTTTTTAGCTCCAACAATGGTTGGGGATGTTGTGGAAGAGATAGAATATCAGGAAGTACAAGTAAATCCAAATTTATATTTTGTGAATGGAAAAGTTGTAGAATTACAGAATTATGAAACTATAAAAAATGGTGAAATTGTATTTAATCGAGATAAACGAATAGAAGAAATAAAAAAAGAATTATACGATTTAAGAGTTGAGCGTGATATTGCACCATTTGAATTTGAAATTGATGGTGTGACATATTTGCAAAATAACAGGAGTATAGATCAATCAAATTTAACAAGAATTGTCGTAATGTGCCAAGCATTGAAGAAAACAACTTTTGAGAATTGGAAATTTTATACAAAGGAAAATAGTGAGAAATATGTAAATTTAACTATACAGGACATGATGAAAATGGCAAACATAATGCAAGAACAGACTACTAAATCAATGGCTGCAGAAACATTTTTGACTCATCGTTTGGAAAATCTAACTGACGAGGAATTAAAAAAATACAATGCAAAAGAAGAATATGAAAAAGCATATAAAAATATGTAGAGGGAGAAATTATGGAATTAGAAAAAGACAAGCTATATATATGTTTTCACAAGCCCAAGAGACTGATAGGACATTTGATAGCATTGTGGACATTTGGAAAATATTCACACGCTGAATTTATTTACAATAATCAAGTATTTTTATCTAATCCTGGAGGAGTAAGAACACAAAAATTTAAATATTTGAAAAATATGGATATTTATGAGTTAGATAGTAATATTGATGCGAAAGATATTATTGAGTTTTTTAAAACAGCACAAGGCAAGGGATATGATTATTTAGGGATTTTAGGACAGTTTTTTTATGCTAATAAGGTGCAAGATGACGATAGATATTTTTGCAGTGAGTTTTGTTTAAATGCAATAGATTATGCTTTACAGTTCACCTTGACATATAAATTGAAATCATTAAAAGACAGGATTGGCTATCAATTTAATCCGTCCAAATTGTTTAAATATTTAAAAAATATGGAATTAATAAAAGAAAAAGGAAGTGGCATAGATGAACGACAGATTTAATAAATTTTTAGATTATATCTTTAAAGTTGAAGGCGGTTATACTAATGATAAAAATGATAAAGGTGGAGCAACAAATTTTGGAATAACACACGAAGACGCTAAAACGTATCTAGGGTATACAGGAGATATGAGAAAATTTAAAAAATCAGATGCCGAAAAAATTTATGAAAAAATATACTACAAGGGGAATCATCTTGACAAAATAGTAAGTGATAAAATAGCTCTTTCAATTTTTGACTGGATTGTAAATAGTGGAAAAACAGGAAAGAAGAAAGCCCAGATTGTAGCAAATAAATTTGGTTCAAATTTAACTGTAGATGGAATAATTGGACCAAAGACAGTTGAAGCTATTAATAAAATAAATCCTGAAACTTTTTTGAAAGAATATCATGAGATGCAAAGAAATTTTTATAAATATTTAGTAAGTAAGGATAAAACACAACAAGATTTTTTGACTGGATGGTTGAATCGTGTTGATAGAAAAGAAAAATATTTAAAGGAGATGATATAAATGAAAGTAATATTGAATGTAGGACATGGTGGAGTGAAAAGAGATCCAGGAGCGTGTGGAAATGGTTTTGAGGAACACGCTTGGAATAAGGATTTTGTGAATAATTATATTGTTCCTGAGTGCAAAGAGCAAGGTGTAGAGTATGTTGTAGTTTATCAAGAATACTATTCTACTTTGCCACAAAAGATAAATGGACTTGCAAATAAAGGAGATGTGACACTATCATTTCATTTAAATGCAGCTGATAAAACAGCTTCAGGTGCTGAAATGTTATATTGGCACAACTCAAAAAGAAGTAAGGAACTTGCGGAATTTTTACAGGAAGCTAATATTAAAGCAACACATTTGAAAGATAGAAAAATCTTGCCTCGTAATTACGAAGACAGAGGGGCAACTCTTTTGAGAAAAACTTCAACGCCTTGTGTCATAGTTGAAAGCGGATTTATAACAAATTCAGAAGACATGGAAAAATTGGAAGCAACCAAAAAGGAGCTTGCAAAATATTATGTAGCAGCAGTAAAGAATTATTGGAAAAACAATTAAAAAATGGCTTTATTACAAGCCGTATAAGAATGTCAAAAAAGATTTTTGATAGAAAGGTTGCCTAGTGAGTTAAAATTGACTGTAGGGCTTGCTAGGTGGCTTAGAATGGATATTAAGAAAGATAAGGAAAAGGGAGCAATAAAAATGAACGATTATAAATCAAGATTAAGAAAAGAACTGGAAGATTTGAATTTTAAAATCGAAAAATTGAATAACTTCATTGAAAAAAATGATATTTTTAAAACAATAGATTCGGAAGAACAAGAATTGTTAAAAGAACAAAGGGAAATAATGACTAAATATGCAAACATTTTAAGAAAAAGAATAAAATAGGAGATGATAAAAATGGATAAACAGTTACAAGTAATTTTAATAGGAATGCTGGTAGATTTTACCAGAAAAGAAGTACTAGAAAAAGAAATAATTTTTGGAGCTAAAAAAGGAATAGAAAAACTGGAAGCTGTTAAGAATAACTTTTTTGGGAAGTTTAAGGATTTTATAAAAAAATCGCAAGAGATAAACAATCCATATATTCCTGATGATATTGAGAGATTTACTGAGGATTTATTACTAAAGGGTGCTGAAACACTTGAAAAAACTGTAAATGTAGATGAAATAATACATAAAATACTTGGAGAAGAAAAAACAGCAATAGGAATATAAGGAGCATAATCAATGATAGAGGATTTGAAGGTAATAATAGACAATCACGGACTTTTTCTTATACTTTTCTTTTCAGGAGTGCTGTTTGGCGTAGTTGCACAGAAAATGATAGATAACCAACCAGTAAAACCGTACATTAAGCGTATAGCTGTTGCTGGAATGACAATGGCTATTGCTCTATCTCTTAACAAAGTGGTGGGGCATTTCAATGCTGGTTTTCTATATCCTTGGAGTCCTGTGCTGGGATTTTTTGGGGAAGCTTTGCTAGAAACAGTAAACCAGAAAAGGTATGGCATAAGCACAGGATTTTTGGAACTTTTGCTAGAAAAGCTCGGATTTGTCAAGAAGAAGGATGATAAAGATGAAAATATATCACAGAAGTAGGAAGTTTGCAATCGTAATGTTTGCATTGATATTTTTAAATTCAGCAATCACGCTAAAATTAAGAGGTTATCAAAGAAGGCAGAATCTAAATTTATTACGGAACGAGTTGAAGAGTGAAAGCAAAAAAGAAATATTTGATTCAATAGAAGAAAAGTCGAAAACGGAAGATTTAATACTTCTGATAAGTACAAACTTTGTCGCTTTAATGATAACTGTTGGATTCGACAGATTCGGAGTATTTGAAGAAAGTGATGAAACTATAAAAGAAAATAAGAAAAAACTTGTGAAAATATTTTTGTAAGTTATTGGGATAGCCAGAAATGGCTATCTTTTTTTGAAAATTAGCAAAAAATATAGTATAATTATAAAAACTTCAAAAATCAGAAAGGGAAAAAATGAAAGAAAATACTATTGACTTTGTAAATAAATTGATAGAAAAATCAACAGAAGCATTTATAATGGGGTTAGAAATCTACAATAAGCCAACGATAAAATATAGAGTGGAAGGTTTTAGCTTCTTCATCTGCAATGCTTGGGAACTAATGTTAAAAGCCCATATAATAAAATTAAAAGATGAAAATGCGATATATTATAAAGATTCAGAAGATAGGACTCTTAATTTGGAAAACTGCATAAAAATAGTATTTAGTGATAAAAATGGATCTTTAAGAAAAAATCTGGAACGAATAATAGATTTGAGAAATACAAGTACACATTTTGTAACAGAAGATTATGAGTATATCTATGCCCCTTTATTTCAAGCTTGTGTAATAAATTATGTTGAAAAAATGAAAGAGTTCCATAATTCAGATATAACAAATCATATAGCACAAAATTTTTTAACATTGTCAACAAAAATCGAAAAATTTACAGAAGAGGAAATAAGAGCAAGATATTCGGTTAATATGGCAAAAAAATTAATAAAGGATACAAAAAAAATAGAATCTGAGATAAGAGAAAATAATTCGGAATATGCTATACCTATTGAAGCAAGATTGATAATAGTGAAAGATAAGGGTAAAGCGGACGTTTTAGTGGCATTCGATAAAAACGCTGATAGCAAGATCGGAATAGTCAAAGAAATTAAAAATCCAAATGAAATATACAAACATACTACCAAAGATGTTGTTCGGTTAGTAAACAGAGGATTGAAAAGTAAGAAAATATTTTTGAATAAAATTGAGAACGGTGAACCTAAACCAAAAATTTTTAATAAATACGATTTAAATTTATTTATAAATTTTTATGATATAAAGACTAACGAGAAATATTGTTTTTATTATAGGATAAGTAACAGATATGGATATTCTCAAATGTTAATAGAGTTTATTGTGGAAGAAATTTTAAAAAATCCAGATACTATAATTGAAGATTTGAAAAAAGGGATAAAAAAAATAAGATAACCCCAGGCACATGAGAATTCTCATCCATTGACTTACTCCCCTTTGGGAACTCAGTGTAATTCCTTCACAAGTTATCTTGTTAATAGTATTATAACACAATTTCTCAAAATGTCAAACATAAAATTAAGAGCCTTTAATGGCTCTTATTCTTTTTCTATATTCTCAATAGCTGTTTCAATTTTAACTTTTAGAATTTTTAAATCCTGAAGTTTCATTTTTTCCAGCTCTATAATTTTAATTTGTTTTATATTTTGAATATCTTTTTCATCTAAGTTTTTGATTTTTAAATTTTTCATTTTAACTCCATTGTGTTTTCAAGTTATCTATGATAAAATGAAAATGTAATATATGATTTAAAACTCTAGCAATACTGCAAATATTGTTAGAGTTTTTTTTAAAAATTTTGGGGACAATTTGGGGACAAAATAATGAAAAATATAGTAAAATACTAGAAAATAAGATTGAAATAGTTAGAAAGAAGTCAATAAAATCAGTATTTGTTTAAAAAAGGGTTATTAATAAACAGACCTGCTAGGTGCGCCATTTTTTTATAAAAAATATTTTGATTTTTTATTTTATGATATTGACTATTTAAAAGAATAACGTTATAATTCATGTAAGTTAAGAAGAGAAGGAAATAAACATACCTGTTTCTAAATTAACTTATATATAAATAAAATCACAATAAATTTTGAAATTTCATTATTGTAAAAAAAGATGTAATTTAGAATGGGTATTGTGAAGTAAGGAGTAAGTATGAAAAAAATTGTTTTATTAGCTGTGTTGGTATTATCTACGTTAAGCATGGCTATGGCTTCTAAAGACTCAAGAGGAGTTTTACTTATGAGTGAAGAGGAGTGGATGAATTTTTACAATCAGCCTGGAAATGATATTCCGTTATGTGCTATAATTGGTTCGCTAAAAATGGAAGAAGGTTATATAAAAGATGGTAAAAAAATGGGAGAAACATTAGCTGAAAATAAAAAAGCACAAAGAGACATAAGTTTAGCTCTTGCAGGTCAAGGTTTAAAAGATGTGAATCAAGGAAATACAAAAGTTCATGAATTATATTATGCAGCTGTTTGTAAGAGATTTACTGATAAAGAATATAACATGGTAGGGTCACCATCATTTAAAAATGAAATGGAAAGAATCTTTTCTGAACACCAATTTGAATATGATGTAACAGAATAAAAATATATGTATTTTGTAAAAAAGTCTTCTTGGAGAAAGTTCGAAGAAGACTTTTTATTTTTATAAATGAAATAACTTAATTGAAAATGAAATAATTTAGTTAAAACTGTCTGAAATTTTTTGTAATTCAGAATTGTCAGCACCATCCAAATATGCTTTAATAATAGCTTTACATGCTAAATATCGTTTTTCATAGTTATTTGATGCGACAGTTATGTATGGAATATTGTATTCAGCATACAATTTTTTTAATAAATTCTGGAAATTCATACGTCTTTCTTCTTGTCCAATAGATCTTAGTCCATCACTTACCCATTTTACGTTATTTTCTAAGAGAATTGTTAAGTCAAAACGATAATTATTTACAAATTCTCTAACGATTGGGTTGTCACGTTTTTCGTATGTTAAGCAAAATGCTAGTGTGGCAATATAGTCTGTGTCGATTAATGCAAATTTATTCGCATTTCTAGCGGCGTAAAGTACGTTTGTTTGATGTCCGAAAACAATTTTTTCATAATCAGAATATTGTAGAGAATCTTCGTCGCCTCCCAATTTTTCAAAAACGTATTCACGACCGTATTCCCAAGCAGATGATGTATTAAATACATTAGCCAGTTTATCGACCATAACACTTTTTCCGCTACTTTCTCCACCACAAATTGTGATTAGTGGAATTAAATGCTCTCTCACTTCACGTGGTAAAAAATTCCAGTATTTACTTGGATTCTTACGGATTTCAATTGAATTAACATTGTATTCAAGATATTCTGGGTCAATTGATTTTGTCTGTGAACCAAAATATTTTAAGTTATAGTCTTTATCTTCGTGTCTGTTACTAATAAAAAGTATTTCATCCTCCCAAATTACATCAGGTTCTCTCACTTCAATTTCTTTTTTTAAAAGAGAAGACCATTGTTCCCAACCTTCTGGGAATGGAGGGCAACTACTTTCATCAAATAAAAATGAATGGATATTTTTTTGATTTTTAAAAGTTTGCTTTATAAATCTAAGTCTATCTTTTGGTGTGATTTCTTTGATAAAACGAGAATTTGAAAAAGTCTCCAAATCTTTATCGTCTGAATAAGATACTACAACATAAAGTTTATCAACAATTCCGCTCGCTCTCTGAATTAAATTAACGTGTCCCAAATGCAAAGGCAAAAAACGCCCAACTACAATTCCGATTTTCATAAAAACTCCTTTCAATATTAGTACTAGTCTCATGTATGAACTATATATATGTTATTTTATATAGAATTCAATAAAAATAATATAAATTCGTTTTAAAAATAAATATTATTAATAGTCTAAAAGAATG